GCTGGCCAGCTCCTTGACCTGCTCAGGCACGTCGTCACCCAGTTGCAGCGGCTCAGCGAACACGCGGGAGGTCATGTTTCCGACCGTCTCGGAGTAGGCAGGCAGCAGCGTGGACAGGCGCAAACGCTCTTTGTAAACCTCATCGTCTTCTGCCGGGTACTTAGGCAGTAAAGCCTGAGCCGCACGCATGACCAGCGTCCCGCCCATCAGAGGCGTAATCACGTCCCAATAGGCGCTCATCTGGTCTACGGCATCCAGTGTGATGCTTGGGTCGTTGGACATGGTTACATTCTCAGAGGTTGGGTGTGCGTGACTACATGGTTAATCGGGTACAGGAACGCCAGCGGGTATCCGGCAGCGTCGTTCAAATGATCGACGCCTGACTTCTTATCCGGCATGCCGTTCTTATCGTAGGTCTGCTGCTCCAGGCCATCGGTGAGGTGCGGGCAACGGTTTGTGTTGACCTTCAGCCTGCGCTCGCCCTTGCCATTCAGGATCAGGGCATTAACTGCGTTCACACGGTCAGCGATAGCCGGGTTCACCGAGTTAACGCGAATTGCAAAGCCGGCCTGCCGCAAGATGCTCAGGTCTGACTCGCTCGCGTTCTTGCTGCTGGAGTTGGCACCAGAGGCGTCGGGGAATATCTGGATCGGGTGACCCTTGTCGGCATATTTGCGCTTCAGCAGGTCCGCCATGTACGGCGTATCTCGCCCGTCAGTGATCTCGGCCACCGCCTGGGGAAGGCCGTCACGCAAGACGTAAATGACTGAGCTCATTTTCAGGCGGTTAAAGTCCATCCCAACCAAAAGAGGCTCATATGCGCGCTCGACTTCATTGGTATGGTTAAGTGTGCGGCTGAAGTCGGGGTAGACCGCCCCCGATGTCAAGTTGACGAACTTGCCACGCAGGTATGCACTAATCAGCTGAGGCGGATATGAACCCACCAACGATGAGATGTAGTCGTCCGGCAGGTTGAGTTCGTTGTCGTAGGTGCTGGCTTGCACCATGCCATACAAGGTTTTTAGCTCTGGCTTCTCGCTCAGTTGCTTAACGAACTGCTGGTACGTGAACTTGAACCCTTCCGGTGTTGTGGCCACATCAACGCCATTCTTCAGCCCGGGCACTTTGTAGCGCATCCGGGCAATGATCTTGCGCCAGGCTTGCTCAGCCTTGAGTTTGGCCATCACGTCGAGCTCATCGACCAGGGCGTGGCCGATCTTGAAGCCGACGATGGTCGCAGGCTTTTCCATCGACCGGCAGATAACCGTGTTGCGGTACTGGCCGCCGGCATAGAAGTCGACTTCTTTGTCGGACTCCTTGATCTTGATTTTGAGCCCCCAATCGAACGCAACTTCCTCGATTGTCGGAAAGAAGATGTCGCGGATCTGAGGGTAAGTAGGGGCGAAGTAACCAGCGTTGATCCTTGGCCATTCCCACACGTGCTGGCACAGACCTGCGCAGCCAACCCACGTCTTCCCCGATCCGAACCCTGCAACGAATGCACGGAACTTCTGAGGCATTGCCAGGAACTGGGCCTGAGGAACGTTAAGCGTCGGCATCAGGCTTCCTCGCGTCCACTACGTCGACCTGCACCCGAGTTGGCGCCAGATTGTCGTGGGGGTTTTCATTCTTGGTCTGCCGGTTGACGTACACGTCGCCGACTTCCTTGGCGGCCTGCTCCAGTAGCTGGGCAGTCAGCGCCATGTTCTTCATGTTCTCAGCCTTCTCGGCCATACGGCCAAGCGCTCGCAATCGATAAGCGCGGTTGGCGATCGGGATCTCTACCGTCTCTTCACGGAAGCGCTTGCGGGCATCGTGAAACATTTCCACCCAGCGCTTGGCCAGGGTCTTACTGCATCGCTTCGTAGGGTCGTGCGATTCCACCTGTTGGCGGCTCACTTCGACACTGAATTCACGCTTGACGGCCTCGGCCACCTGGGAGGGTGTATCGAAGCAGGCGAGTGCCTGAACGATAAAGGCCTTCACCTCGCTGCTCAGGGCTGCCATAGGTTTGGATTCCGTCTATTGCTGTCTAACCTCAGGCCGACTTGAGCAGACAGGTTCCGCAGGCCCTCGATATGTTCAATTTACCCACCTCGGCGGGCTTGTTTGCAGCATCCACCATCGCTTGAACTTCATGGCTTGCACCGTAGCGGCGGACAACACCAACGAACTCTTCCACGTCGTGGCCCTGCAGCTTGATCTTCGGTGCACCGTCTTGGGTGAATGCTGGTTGACCGTACTTGTCTGTCGCGTGAGCCAGGTGATACAGCTCGTGTTCGATCAGGGCGCAGAACTCAAGGTCGCTGCACTGGGCGCAGTAGTCAGCAGCCAAGGTGATGATGAACGCCGGCACATCGCCGAACCAATCACGCATCTGTTGCTCCATACGGGCTTTCTGCCAGCCACCGGCACGGAACGCTACTTGCTCGGCCTGACCCAGAACCGTTCGGCCTTGCTTCTCAAAGCTCGACGATGCCCACATAATCCGGATATCTGCATCCAGTAGATGGGCGTGGTCTTCGTTGTGAATGCTGCCGGTGTCGGCAAGGATTTCGGCCTGAAGCCATTCCCAAACTTCAGGAGCCGGAGTTAGACGAATGCCGAAGTCGGACAGCTCAAGCAGTGACGCCGGAGGGTATGGCCTGTCCATTTCTCACCTTGAACTTGAAATAGTGGCCGAATGCCGGTAATGGTAAGAAATACCTACTCGGAGATTCACGGATGACCCCGCTCAAATCCCTTATTGCTATTTGCGCACTCGGCCTTGCATGCACCACATCCTTTGCAGCCAATACGCCTTATGGCTCATGCTCCGATAGCGCCCAGTCATACCAAGACCGCTATCAATCTACAATGCGAGCTAGTGACCTTGTGTGCTATCAAAAGGCTTTGGAGCGGGAACTCGGCGGGAACTCGAACTATACCTGCGATGAAAGCGCCGACCATTACCAAGCCGCATACGAGGCCAATCAACGATCCTCAGACCTTGTTTGCTATCAGGAGGCCCTAGAAAGAGAGCTAGGTTAAGAGGCTGGAAATCCTGGCTTGGAGTGCTGCACTCACCTGCGGCACACCTACCCTTCCCCGCCATCCAGCAACACATCAATCAGCTTCTGCTCACCTAGGCGCATCGCACCCAGGCATTGCAGATCGTCGCACTTAGATCCCAGCCCGAATACGGTGACCTCACCTTTTGGGCCGATCAGGGTCAGGGCACCTACGGTGCACTCTGGATGCTCACCGGCATCGAGGTCATCGGCGATCTTGCGCAGGGTCTTGGCGGCGTCTCGCCATCCCTCACGCTTGAGCTCAACAATCTTCACGCTCATGCAGTCACCTGCTGCAGCCACTCTTCGATGATCCGTTGCACCACCGGCTCGGTCAGGATCGATGAAGGCTTATCACCGGCGATCACCGATTGAAATAGGCCGTGCGGGATTACGTGGACACCATCACTGGCCACCACCATCAGGTGCGGGCGCTGGTCGGCGATGTCGTGGATGGTCGCGGTCATTGCTTCACCATCTGGTGCGTCTGTGCGTGGGCGTGACCATGGAGGAGTCCAACGATCAGGCCTTGGGGCAGCCCGGCTTCCTTGGCGGCGTCCACGGCATCAGCAATGGCCTTGTCGAGAGCGCCTACTGCGGCGCTGATGTCAGGGCTTATCGGAAGCACATGCCGCAGGCGTGTAACGTTGCTCATCTGCAAAACCTCGCGCCACGTTTTCGAATGCGCCAAATCGTGGCGCGGATTACTTGCCCCGGCGATCTATACCGCCTGGCGCCTTGTCACAGTGCAGGCAGTGCTCGCAGTTGAGTGTCCGGCACAGCCAGCCCTTCACCCGCTGCCAGTACGTGACCATGAAGATGTGGCGGGCACCGGCCAGGGCCAGGGACACATGCAGCGTCAGACCGGCAGTGGTCGGCCCGAAGAAGATATTCTGGTTGCGCGCCATCACGACAAATCCGCTGATAGCGATCGCCGAATAGATCAGCTTACCGAGGATGCCGTCTCTGACCTTCCCGCTCAGTACGCACCAGGTCGCCCACAGCGCAATCAGGCCGCAGGCGACGGAGTTGATCAGTTCGAGATTCATGGTGGGTTACCCCCGCCGAACCGCTGACGAATGAACGCCCAAAGGTCGGCCGCTTTGATTGCTCGGGTTATGGCTGCAATGAGAGAGCCGCCGAATGTACCCAGCAGGAAGCCAATGCCGGCAACACTGCGCGGCTCGACCACGCCCAGGTAGGCACTGATCAGCCCGGTCAGGTAATGAGCACAGACGGCACCGGAGAAAATAAAGATGGTCCAGGCCTTTCGATCTACCAGGTCATCCCGGTGCCAAAAGCTGGCGGCGATCGCGCCCACAAGTCCGGCGAATGCCCAGTCGAGCTTATCGAACAGGCGCTGTAGAAACTCCATGCGCGCTACTCCGTGGGCATGATGAATAAAAAAGGCCGGTGTGAGCGGCCAAACGCTGGGGAGCAGCGGCGAATAGATCAGCCCTGGCGGCACTCCCAGCTCATAGCGAAGGGTGTAGCGGGGCCGAAAACAAGAAGGCCCCGATCAATGTCGAGGCCCTGAATAGGTGCGCGTGTCTTCCCCGCTGTCAGCCAAAGACAGTCCCAGCGTCGACGCCCCAATGCATCGATCTCGCCGGCGCTGTCTCGCGCCACCCTGGAAGCACAGTGAGGTCAGGGTGCACGGGCTGCCGGTGTTTTTCCGTAGCGCTGCACTACCGGCTTATCAGCGTCCAGGCCTTCCGTGAGGCTGCCCTGGCTGCAGTGAAACTCAGGCAATAAAAAAACCCGGCGCGATGGCCGGGTTCCTGGTCAGATCAAATCGAATGACTGTAGAAAAGTGCGTAAGACTCAATGCCATCGTTCGGTTCTTTGATGCCCGCGTTTGAATAGTGAGTAGCCCGAACACCTACCTTCTGCGTATCGCCGAACTTCAAGCCAGCGCCAATTCGGTCTTCGAAGTTGAAAGACGATCCGAATTTCTGGTCGCCAGCGTTAGTGCCCGAAAACATTGCGACACCCACACCAGCTTCGATGAACGGCTTTATGTCACCTTGACCAAACTCGTAAACGAAGACCGGGGCAAAGGAAAGAGAGTGGCGAGCACCAGCCTCTTTCCCCGACTCCCAATAGGTGTACCCCAAGTCCCAATATCCTGTCAGCTTACCTGTAGAGCTTTCCAACCACGCCTTATCCCAATTGAATCCCAGCGCAGCACGAGCAGTCAATCCGCCTTGGCTCGTGGCACCGAGGGCGCCTGAAAGTTCTACAGCTTGAGCGCCGTTACAAACAGCGCAAAAAACCAAAACCGATAGGATGTTTTTCTTCATTTTGTGACCAATAAGTTCTAAGAAGGGATCAATTTATTTACAACGGCACTATGAATCAATGTGCCATCAATTCGTTCTCAGAAATTTTCAGTTGGCGCTTATGTCACTTTTTTTGGCAATAAAGGCGCAATGGAAACACGTTCGTTTAGGCAGATAGAACCCGGCGCTTGGCCGGGTTTATGGTTTCGTGTGCGTTTCGCGTTACTTGTGCACTATGGGGAAAGTACATCAAAAACCCCAACATCACAACACTTTTATGCCGCTACTTCTTCTTTTTCTGCGTGAATAACCTGCCACACCGGCTGCTGAACACGAATATCCACTTCTTCAATGGCGTCTCGCAGGAAATTCCACGCTTCTTTCCAGTCCCTATCCCACACTTTGGGTTCTATGTGAACGCCGTAGAGCTTGAGCATGCCCTCGGCGATACGAGCTGGTCCCCATTGAGCGCCGTCATGAGCCTCCACCTTGTAGGACTGCAGGGCCATCGTCACAAGGCAATGCACCTTCGCCTCCTTGGCTTCGGTCAGGGTGGAAAAGTCCACGCAACTCCAGATCAGCTTCTCAGCATTGAGCACGTGAGCGAGAGTCATGCATGGGTGATACAGGTAGTGCCCGAACTGTTGCTCCTGGAATGGCAGGGTGTCGATGGCGCGCAGGACTTTACCAATGGTTGCCAGATGTGCGGCGCGGGCTGTGGACTTGCCCGCCGATGTGCGCCGCGTTTCGCTTATGCTGATCCGCTGCCCAGGCACGGAGAAGCGCCCAGCTTCCTCCCCCTTCTCGCTGCCCATGGCCGGGAATTGGGCATCGCGCTTGCCGATGCGTCCGCCCGTCTTCACTGGTGCCGACTCCGCCCTGTCGATGGCCACAGCGCTGATCGACGCGTTCGATTCGTGCTGTGCCTCAGTCCATACCTGCCTTGCGTTGATCAGCTTCATGCGGCCTCCCCCTTCTTCAATTCTTTGGTCTTTGCCCGGTATTCGGCCTTAATGGCCTTGATCTCATCCACGGTGTACTTGCGCACGCTCTGGTCGGATTCCAGGGCATCGACGGCCTCCTGGCCAATGCGCGCTATCAGGCCGATCCGGTAGTCCACGGCGTTGCCGGAGAGGAATCGGTTGTCCTGCTTGCTCTGGGCATGACAATTACGCTCATCGAAGCGCAGGTGCGGCGCGGAGCCGACGCTGCGGTAATGCCCTGCATCTACTGCGTTTCCGCTCCAGTCCAAAGGCTTGCCGCTGGAGATGCAGAAGTGGCCGGCGGCCTGGTCACGGGTGCGGATGTATTCGTTGAACGCCTGCTGAGCCTCGCGCATGTGGTCGCCGCGACTTTTCAGGGCCTCTTTGCGCACCTTGATGTCACGTCGCCCGATATCAGCAAAGGCCTTGCGCGCGCTTTCCTGGCCTTTCTCCGACTTCCCGTGAGCGATGGCGCACTCGATCTCTCCGCACACCGCCTGCGAGCTTCTGGAGGGTGTGAACATCACCCGGCACTCTGGGCAGCGCTTGCGGCGAGGTCCGTTCGATGTGAGCGGGGTTTTACGTTGCAGTGGGGTGCGCTTCATGCCGCCTCCCCCATGTTGCAACGCATCTTCATGTACTCGCTGTCCTCGGGATGCGGCAGGTAGATCCCGTGTTCAGCAGCCCAGGCGTCAATGCAGGTCATAAACGAGTGCATGGCGCCCTTGTCCAGATCGCTGGTGCGCTTGAGTTCGTAACGCTCGGTGACTTCGCCAGTCTTGAGGTTGATGTCACGGATAACCTCTTCGCCCAGGAAGGTCAGCTTCAGGTTGCGCTTCATGTTCGGCATGTTCATCGGCGCACCGGTGGCGAACGTGGTCTTGCCCATGGACACGAAGAACTGGGCGGCGCACTCGCACCACTTGTGGAACAGGGCGTTTTGGGGAAGGCTTCGGCCCGCGCCGGTGATGGTTACGTTGCAAGGGAAACCCTTTGCGCGGATCGCAGCACTGACGGCCGACAGTTCGGATAGGGAGTTGAGGCGGATTTTATCGGCCATTACCGGGCACTCCATTTGCGCCGCAGGTAGCGACGCATTTCGAACTCGATAGGCAAGTCAAGCGCATAGAGCAACACGATGATGTTCATGACGGCACCACGCTGAACAGGATCGTGAACCCTGCAACACACCAGCCGGTCAGAGCGGCTATCCGCCAGAACTCGGCACGATTGACTTCCTTGGCACAGAAGAGGCGAACGGCGAAGTAGGCCTCTTGGTAATGCTCGGCAACTTCGATAACCGGCTTGGAAAAGTCAGGATCGGCCAGAGGAATTTCGTCGTATCGAGTCATTGGCCCGACTCCTTGCTCACAGCGGCTTGGCGGACCTTCAGCACCGTCCCTGCGAGGTCGTGCTTCTGCTGGAAGTAGTCCGAGGCGTAAGCACCCCAAGACTCGACCTCGTCGGCGGCATGGGTAAGTGATTCGCGCAGCCCTTCGCACTCAGACTTGAGCAGCTTGTCCGCTTCATGAGCAAGCCTCAGCTCTTCGGTCTGCCGCTCTACCTGGCCCTTCCACATGTCGCGGTTACGCTCAAGACGTTCGTTCTCAGCCTTCAGCTCAGCATTCACCTGCTCGTAGGCTTCGTAGCCGGTGCGTAGGCCGGCTACTTCGGCGCGGAGCTTGGATATTTCGATGTCGCGAAGCTCAATGGTGCCGACGACATCCTTGTAATCCTGCTCGGCCTGGTCGCGCTCGGCCCTGAACGAATCGCTGAGCGCCTTGTTCTGGACATTCAGCCTGTCCCAGCAGTCGGCGGTTTTGGCAAGCCGCTCGTTTTCAGCCCTGAGCTTGTCGATGTTCGCTTCCTGTCTACGGATGCGTGATGCCGAAGCGAGAAGAACGATGACAAATGGATCGTCTTCTCCATCGTCAGCGTTTTCCTGAATCGCCTGAGCGTTATCGACAAGCTCCTTGATCAGGTCTTCCGCCAGCCAGTCATGCGGACCTTTTAGTGCTTCGTTCTCGGCGATCAGGGCCAAGACTGCAGCAGGCGTTGCAGCAGCTTCAAACTCACCCCAGGCCTCACCAATCGGTTCTCCGCCGTCAAGCGCCTCGATGTCGATTACGCGCTGGGCCAGCCGCTTCAGATCGGTGTTGTCGGTCATACCTCACCCCGCACACACTGAGTTTTGATATTGGAAAGCGCGCCTTCGAGCTTCTTGGCTTGAACCGCCGCCTGCTCGCAAAGCTCAAGGGTTTCCATTGGGACCGAGGTCATTGAAGACCCCTGGCCGTAGACGTAGAGGATGATCAGGAGGAATTGGGCGCTCATGACTTCACCTTCACGCCAGCGGCTTCGATGGCTTCACGAACCTCAATGCTGCGACACAGAGCAAACACCTCATCAGCATCGAAAAGCTCGCTGCTTTGTGAGGCGTATTCGTTTTCGCGGATCGAGTCGTAACCGGCCTCGTACCCAACGATCTGGGGCAACTCAATCACCAGCACCTCGCGGGATTTCTTCCATGCCCACCAGCAATGCTCAATCGTGGTGCTTTGGTACTCGCCGGTGGCGAATTTGCCCATGTTTTGATTGGGGTATTCGCTCAGCACCGAGGCTTCAAACTCTTCACGCATCTTGTCGGTCATGTCCGCTTCTCCGCGCCGCACACCGGCTCGCGCTTGATGTTCATTTTCGCCAGCAGCAGCTCGCGGGCTGACTTGCCGTCGGCCGGGATGCCTTGCTGAAGGATTCGTGCTTGGGTTTGCTGGTCGGCCAGCTCGTTGGCGAGTTCAAAGGCGGTCTTCTGGCTGTCGTGGCCGATGCCGGTGAGGATCTTCCCGTCCAGCGGCTGGCCTTCCTGGGCGCGGCGTATCACTACCGCGTAGTTGTGATCGAAGCGTTGGCGCAGGCCCTTGTCTTCCTGTTTTGCAGCGCGCAGGTCGAACAGGCCGGTGGCAATGGCCGCGATCTTCACGCCCTCATGGCTGTAGACGCCCATCAATGCCTCCACCCATGCGTCAGCGCTCGCTGGCAGGCCGAACGCCTCAGGTCCAGGCGTGCACCAGCCTATGAACTGGCCGACGCTTGGGGCGAACGGTGAGCCGCTTTTGCGGCACTGCTCGATTCCATAACGGATCTGCTCCAGCGTACGGATGCCGGCAGCCATGAATCCCATTGTCCAGTTGCGCATCGCTGCGGCCTTGGCCTTGTCGTCCGGCCAAGCCTGCTTGTGCGCCGGAAAGATGGCCTGCAACTGCCGAAACAGGCGCTCAACCACTTCACCGGTAGCGTCATCCACCACTCCAAGCTGGCTGCCGATCTGCGCCGGGGCCTGATAAGGGGCGGCGGTGGACAGTGCGCGCGCAGCACCTGGGATCATCTGAGTGACGTTCTTCATAGGTCATCACTCGTATCGGTGCGCCAAGACTGGTCGTAGAAGTCCGGGCCGTTGCCAACATTCCTGCCGCCCGCCACAACCTTGTCCGGGAACAGGCCGGTCCAGCCATTGCTGATGGACTGGTTAATCACTGCGTCAGCGTCGGGGTGGCCTGCCAGGGTCTTGGCTTGTTTGGCGCAGGTGGTGGCGGTCAGAGGCTTCTTGATTTCGCGGCGGTGCTGGCACCAGTCAGCCCAGGTTGATTCGCTGACGCTGAGAGGGCGCGCAATGAGAGGATCGAACTTCGAGGCCTTGCGCGAAGCGGACGGGGAAGCCTTGGCTGAGCCGCGCTTTTCACCCTCAGATGTACTGTTGCTCTTTGTATTACTCTCCTCCGCCTTTTCCGAATAAGGGTCACCGCCTTTTCCGAATAGGGTCGCCGCCTTTTCCGAATAGGTATTCGACTTTCCGAATAGGTCAGAAAGGCGCACGCGGCGCTCCACAACCTGCCGACCATCGCGGATCAGTTCGACCCGCAAAAGGCCCTTGGAAGAAAGCGCGCTGATGATTTCAGAGACGCGGGAACTCGACAGGCCAAAGAACCTGGCGAAATGGCTGTTGCTGGCGTAGCACCCCCTGACAGGGTCTTGCAGGCTACCGATCTCGACCATCATCACTTTCTCAGTGATAGACAGCGAACGGTCCAGCCAGACCTCGGCAGGAATCCACACGCCTTTGAATTGGCGGGGTAGATCAGTCATGCAGCACCCCGCAACGCTTTGTCGTGAGTGAATAGGCCGTCCCAGGTCTTCTTCATTGGCAGCTCGCCGGCCAGGTACAGGTCGTACAGGCGTGCAGCGCCCTTCTTCAGCAGGATGGGTGTGTAGGAGATGAATGCGTCTTTTCCATGCGGGGTGACTTCGTGCTGGTGCTCGGTCATGTACTTGTCGCGGGCATAGGAGGAGACGCGCCACCGGGTGCCGGACCGGCCCTCAGTGAACAGCCAGTTTTTAGCCTTCAAGCAGGCGTTCACCTGCATGACGTTCAAGCCGTTTAACCGCTTGCAGAACTGAGCTGCCGTCTCGCCCTCCCTGAACAGGTCTTCCAAGCATTGAATCTTCGTGGCCTGCTGGTGGTTTTCTACGCGCAGCACCTCTGTCTGCTCGATCTGGTCTGCATAGAGACGCAGGGCCTCGGCGTATGAAGGGAGTGCGACCTTTTGCGAAAGTCGCTCCTCCAGCGCTGTCATATGGTCGAAAACTGCGGCCTGGAGATCGTAGCTGTACGACATTGCCATCAGGCAGGATTCGCGCTTTGGGAATGAATAGCCCTTTCGCGGGCGCCCATAGCTATCAGGGAGATCGGCAATAAATTTTGCCGATGCCTGCTCGCCCAAAACCTCGGGCACTTTGCCTAAGAAGCTCTTGTGCATGAGCAAAGCAAATTTAGAACCGGTCTCGGCGGATTGCCGTGAGCGATGAGCATTTATGAATTCGACAAGCTCAAGACTGGTCATCGAAACTTCTCGCGCCACGTTTTGCGATTGCAGAAAACGTGGCGCGGATTCGTTGGTGTTGACGATCGATTGGGGAATAGGCATTATTCGCTCCAGAACTTAGTTGCAAGTGCTGCACAAGAAGCCACCATTGCCCGGTGGCTTTTTTGTGCCTGCGATTCGGTAATCAGTTGTTTCATTGGCAGCTCCTTAATAGTCCCTAAGGGGCTAATCAGCCCTTCGCCCTAGCGACCTGACCTTGCCCCTGCTTGGGGGTGGTCTAGACATTCGGTCCAATTCCTTGTTGATGATTCTTGCTGCCAGCTCTTCCGGTGTTACGCCTGCTTGCCTGGCTAAAAACTCCAGATTGCTGACTCCTTCCCATTCGAGCTGGACATCCAGCTGTTTTGTTTCAGGCACAGGGCCTCCTCGGCAACTTCAGGCCACATCGGTCTTTGCGTTAAGCTCTTCCATCATCTGGTTCAGTCCGCGCTCAAGTATTTCCCGAGCAAGAACGGCTTTTTGTGTGCGCTGGTATCTCGCCATTGCGGTAAGCAGATCGTCAGCCACCTCGTCGAGGCGCACCTTTGTCGGCTTGTCGTGCATGTGGCTTGGGTCGTAATGCATGTGTTGCTCCTTGTGGCTGATGAATTGGGTTTAAGCGGCTGTTAATGGCTGTTTTTCGGGAGGGAAGGCGTCATCCAGCTCGCACTCCGCGCCGAGCACATTTAAGGCGTTGACGATGAGTCGGGCCTCGCTGAGCCCTGGGCAACGAAGACCGGACTCGTAATTCGCCAGGCGGGATTGATTCCAGCCGAGCGCCCGGCGCAGCGCTGCCTGTGTGACGCCAGCCCTCTCGCGGATCATTCGGACTTGATTCATCTGGTGCTCCTTCATAATTAAACACAGGATAAACACGCATCGTGTTAAAGGCAAACACAATAAGTGAAAGCCGGGTATTTCAATTCGTGATTGAATCCCGCGAATGAACGAATCTTTAGCGCAGCGCATAAAGCGCCTCAGGAAAGAAGCTGGCCTCTCCCAGGCCCAGTTGGCAGATGCTTGCGGCTGGAAGTCTCAGTCGAGAGTGGGTAATTACGAGGCGGGGACCAGAGAGCCAAACCTGGCTGACATCTCCGCGATAGCCAAAGCGCTCAGAATTGATGACGCACAGCTACTGCTAAGCACACCACCAGCCGACCTTAGCCCCCTCAGCTTTGAGACTGCGCAGACCTCGGTCGCCCCAGGCAGCGCCGCCGATGCAGTCCGGGCAATGCTCGCCAAGAGCGGGAAGAATGTGCCGGAGGCTTTGAAGCAGAAAATTATTGCCGTAGCGGATACTGCAGACAGCAACGTCGTCACGGTGGACTTCTCCCGCCCCGGCCTTGTTGGGGACGAGGTATGGATTGCTCACTACGACGTGCGCGGAGCTTTGGGCGGCGGCGAAATTGCTCATGATTTCCCCGAGATGCTCCAGGACGTGCGCGTCAGCCCCTCCAAGCTCCGAGCCATGGGCGTCGAGTTCAAAGAGCACTTCCATCTGAAGATGATCACCGGCTGGGGGCAGTCCATGACGCCAACCATCAAGCATGGCGATCCGCTACTGGTCGATGTCAGCATCAAGGAATTCATCGGCGACGGGATTTACTTCTTCTCCTATCAGGGCTTCCAGTACATCAAGCGCCTACAGATGAAGGGGAAAGACAAATTCAAGATGATCTCGGACAACCGTAAGCACAAGGCCGAGGATATCTTTGTTGATGAGACCTACATACAGGCGCGCGTGCTGCTCGTCTGGAATGCTCATCTCGTTTAGCTTCAGTTTGGACACCGGGCGGTCAGCTCAAAGCTCATGGATTAAGCGATTTTTCTGAATGGAACAAAACATGACAGATGCTCCAAAGAAACCCCTGAAGCGCATGACAATGTTCTCGGTATCGTCTAACGAATTCGTCAGATTTCTGGTGGCGAAAGGAGGCAACGAAACGGAACGCTGTCCGGTATGCAGTGGCGAGGAGTGGACCGTACTTTGCCCTAATGATGGCGGTCCAACATTGCGGCTAGGCATGCCGGTTAGAAATAGGGAAAAGACCTTTTACCTTTCAACATTCGGATACTATTGCGTGAATTGCGGCTTTCTGCGCACACATATGGCAAGTGTTGTGCACAAGTGGGTAGAGGAAAATCCAGCGGTGGATACAGACTTAGCAGATGATGACTCAGCTGAATCTGATACGGATGGTGAGTAAATCATTATGAAATACCATTCCGCTGATGATGTGAAAAAAGGCTTCGAGCACTGCACCAAAGATCTGGCCATCAACCTTAAGTCCGAGACATTGCCCGGGGAGCTCGTAGATGACAACAAGCCGCCGAAGGACGATACTCAACGTATGAACGATATCTCGCGCGAAGAATTCAACGCAAAACTTGAGACCATTGAAGTCAAGATGGACGCTCGAGTAGAAGCTGTTTCCGCAAAAATTGATGCATTCGTGGCAGTTCAAGCCGAGCGCGATAAAAGAATGGAGGCAACCCTGAATCAGATTTCCAGTAATCATGGGGAGATCAAGTCCAGCATAGGGTCTATGAAGACCACTATGATTGTCACGGCAGTTTCCACGGTGCTTGCTATTGTGATTGGCATCGCCGGCTTCAACGCCATGCTTACTTCAAATATGGTCGCTTCATTTCAAATGGGCAGAAGTGAAAAATCTTTAGAATCGACACCTGCTCGAGCGCTCGAACCTACGCCCGCTCCTGCCCAGCAGAAGTAAAATCAAGCCCAGCCCCTGAGCTGGGCTTTTTTGTTTCCGTCAGAAAGGTGCTGCCACCTCCTCTTCGTATGCCTCGCTTACTTCGGCTGGCCGGTAATCATCCTCCGATGGCTCCCACCGCAGCGTAATCGATTCATCCTCATCGTGAAACGTCATGTAGATGCCATCGGCTTCCGACAGAGCGCCAAGTATCTCCGACCACTCCCTCTCCCCGTCGGTATCCAGCCGATGAATCTTCACCCAGCGCCGCTCTTGCGAAAATGGGTGATTGATCATTCCTGAAACTCGCAGCCCTAGGCGCTCTACTCCGCTCATTTCCTGCCGTGCTGTAGGTTTCGCATGCTTATGCCCCTTCGCCATTTCAATCCTCCTTAGCTGTACATATAACCAGTAGTAGAAAAATCATAGCTCGACCATGTAGCAGGCGTAAACAGATTTCGGCCGTGTTTATTTGCAAAAATAAATCACATTTTGTGTTGACGAAATAAACACGATGCGTGATAGTTCACCCCATCGAGTCACCCAACAGGGACTCGCCAGGGCCTCAGGGCCTGATCGCTCTTTACACAACCTGACGTGACCCAACGACGTACCGGCAACCCCGGTGGTGAGAAAGCTAAACCGTCGTCCATGCAGCCTCTGGTAGCTGCCGTACTCCCTCATGTGAGTACGCGAAACCACGCAAGCCAGCCAGGAAGAACACCGGACACGAAATGTGTGACCTGGCCAGAGATATGAATCCGGCGATTCGCGTGGTGGAGAAAACAGATTTCCTCGATGACCTTGGCGACAGGGTCATCCGGGAAATCATTGAAAGGGGAAAGGAATGAATATCTCAGTTTTGAATTTCGACGCCGGCAAAATAGACGTCAACCCGACTAGTCGCACGTTTATGGCTGTCTCGGCATTCGATGCAGACGGCGCAACGGTGCTGGAAAACTTCGAAGTTGAGCAAGTCGTCAATCACTTTGGTGTTGAGGCGCTGCTTGAAGAAATCGGCGAGCAGGTAGTTCGCCGCCACTTTGGTATTGAGGGATAAGCAAATGGCGCGTTTCTATATCGACAGCAGCCTGAGCAACGGTAAACGCCTCGACTGGCTCGTAGCACCTGACAAGGGCGACACCGCCGACAGCATCGTCATCGAGGTTCGCCGAGCGGCGATGAAGAAGTTCGGCGACGGTGTCTGGTTCAACCGCTGGACGCACAGAGTGGAGAGCAATGGCTTCGTCACTGTGCAAATGCATGCATAACCGATTTCACTGGCTGGCCTTCTGATCAGGGCCAGACGGGAAATCAACCGGGAGAAAGATGATGAGCAATCAAGTAGCACGACTTCCTGAATGCCCTCAGCACGGCGCCATGCAACTTCAGCAGGCTGGCACTAAGGAGCAAGCATTTTGCGGAACCTGGTATCGCTGCAACCACTGCACGCATAGCGTCCTGCTGACTTCTAGCGAGCTGGTAAGAAAATGAGCAAGCCAGCAGCCGTAGCAATAGGGAGTCGGTGGCTTTCAAGCAAGAACGGGGAGCCCGTAATTCTTGTTGTAACCGAGCGCATGCCATTTGGGATTTTGGAATATCAAGTAGAGGGAAAGTGGATTTTTGGAAGAAGTAAGCAGGCCGACTTCCTGCGCAACTTCAAGCCAGCATGAATAAACATTTTATCCGCCTGCTGATTCAGCCGGGCAAGGAAAGAGATTACCTGCCCGTTATCAGCGGGCAGGATGCTCTCCAGGTGGCCCTACTCAGGACCACGCGGAAAGCAGGAGAGTGAGATGAACGAAGATCAGATTGAGCGGTTTCGCCAGATTATTCAGGAGATCGCGACGGATGAAAGCGTCACTTTTGATGAGGCTTTCGCCATCGCTTCAAACTACCTGGCCTACTGGGTAAGTGAAATGCCCAAAGGAAGACCTTCCGCTGGCGGCGGTAGTTCGTCTCAGGCTAGTCGAAGCCAGCCAGACCAGTCGCTTGACTCAGAGACAAACACTGAAGGATCGGCAGGGTAGGAGAAGGGGGCGGCAATAGTCTTAACTTTCTCCCTCAGCTCATAGGTTCCCAGCGAGCTTGCTCCGTAGTAGGTGCCAGGCGGCATCCTGAGAACCCCATTATCCCCTTGAACCGTCCTCTTGAGGCCAAGCGCTTCCAGCGCCTTATGTAGGTCTGCGTATTCCTCGCTGTCAGCCTTGAAAATCTCAACCCGCACCATGTAATTCGCCATTACTACATTCCTTGTTTCGACTGTGGAAGTCGAAGCATATGGTTTTCCCTCGACTGTGGAAAGCGAGGAAACAGGGAGCCTGCCCCTGTAAAAACAGGCACACCCTTCCCCACCTCTATTACGTCAGCACTCCTCCCTCGCGCCCATCGGCAACCAGCGGGAGGAAGGAGTGTTGAACGAATACAGGTGAACCAGCGAATGGAGAGAGTCATGAACAAAGACAACAGCGCGCCTGCGTTTCCGAGCGACAGCAACGAGTTCGGCTCGGTCCTGGGCATGAGCCTGCGCGACTACTTCGCGGCCAAGGCACTGCAGGGCTATCTCGCCAACGCATGGCAGGCAGAGACGCTTGATTCACTAGGTGAAAGCGCTGCCCAACAGATGGAAACGGTCGCTGAAATTTCCTACGCAATGGCCGACGCAATGCTCGCCAACCGTTCCGCCTAACCCCAAACACTGGAGGTCGCCATGAGCGATTGGAAAGACATCGCATCGGCGCCTATGGATGGCACGGAGATTCTTCTGGCGTCCATTGGGCAGACTTTCGACGGCGTTCCTTCACCTGCACGGGTGACCCTTGGGCATTACACCGTCGGGGATGAGCTTCTCCGGGATGTTGGTGACTGCGGCGGCGCTTGTCACTGTCGGGAGTACGAAGAAATCGAACCATTCTGGATGTCTTGGGATGGCGGATTCACCGAAGAGAACCCGCCAACGCACTGGCAACCACTCCCCGCCCCGCCCACCGAATAACGCCACCCTGGAGGTCGCCATGGCCCGCACTTACGAATATTGGACGGTCAAGGGCGGCGAGGACGTTGCCATCAGCCTGACCGTCGCATATTTCTCAGCCCGAAAAGGCAACTTCAGCTCCCAAGCCGCTGATCCCGACGAGTACTTCGGACATTGCGAAATCAATTGGGAGTCGAAAGACGACACCAGCTTCATGACTGAATCAGAAATCGCCTCGATGGAAGAATGGCTTGTAAACGAGCATTCCGAGTATCTGGCCGATCAGGACTACTTCGATTAATCCCGCCATTTGGAGGCGACCATGAACGCAGCATTGAAGATATGCCAAGAGCGTTACGACGCTCAGTTGCCTCCAGATATCAGCGAGGCGAACCCGGAACAGGAATGGCTGGAACACTCGGCCGAGCAGTTGGTGTGCGGCATGGACATCAAGTGGAGGCGGCGCTTTGGCCGTCCGCAGGTCGTGACCTTCGACCGGTACTGCACCTATCTGCAAGGCATCCTGAATCAGAGCCAAATAGACGGACTGGATGAGCGCGACTCACTCGCCCGACTGTTCCTTTCGGCAATCCTTGGAAGTCAGAGCGATGCCAGGACACACGCCGCCGACCTGATCGGCCAGCAGCGTCCCATAGAAGCCGCCGAGCGCATCGCCATGGAGCTTCTGAAGCCATACGCCGCCGACGCTGTTGCAGCAGAACGGGAAGAGCGTGAAGACGATGTGGATGGTGATCTATGAGCCCTCACGTACTGATCGGCGAAGAGCTTGAGACCCTTGAAGATAGCCAAACACCGGTCAGCTGGTCGGTGATGATCCAGAAAACGCTGAGCGAAATGATGCTAGACGATCGCATCACCATCGCCGAATTCAACCACTACTGCGGGCGCCTCAACAAGATTGTTGCCCGGCGCAAGGAGGTGTCATGACCATCATCGCCGGATCATTTACAGGAATCGTGGAAGCCTTGAGAAATCGAGGCTTCTTGCTTTTGGCCGACGTGAAATGGATCGAGCAGCCTTGCAAGTGTGCGGGCCGCTGGACTTGCAAGGTGGCAATGTGAGCGTCCAAGAGATTTGTGATCACCCTGTTGGCTGGATGGTTGAAATATCAGGCGCTGACAAATTCTTCTACTCAAAGAAAGCCGCAGAAAATGCTCGTCGTCGGTACGAGAAAATGTTCGATGCGGAGGTAATTAATCCATATCCGGTTTATCGGCGAATTTTCCCGGAAACAAAGCCATGACCGCCTACCAAAGAGCCAAGCGCTACTGCTTCTGGCGCGGGTCTGCCATAGCACTCGCATTCTTTACTTTCGTGATGTTGCTCAGCGCTCTCGCCGATCGCATCACTCAATAACCCAAGCATTCAATCGCTGCGCATGTCGCGGCAAGGATTCTGTCGTGTCCGAATTAACCACCAAGCAAAGTTTCAGCCTAACGCCGTCATCGTTGACCGAGGCAATGGCTTTCGCCGACATCCTGGCCAAGTCAACCATTGTGCCGAAAGAGTTCCTCGGCAACCCGGGCAACATCCTGGTTGCGATCCAGTGGGGTTTGGAGTTGGGCCTGCAGCCGCTGCAAGCGATGCAGAACATCGCGGTCATCAACGGGCGCCCGGCGCTCTGGGGTGACGCAGTGATTGCCCTGGTGCGCGGCTCCCCTCTTTGCGAGTACGTCTACGAAAGCGACGACGGACACACGGCAACCTGCCGAGTGAAGCGCCGCGGCGAAGACGAGCAGGTCCGCACCTTCGACATGGACGATGCAAAAACTGCGGGTTTGATGGGCAAGCAAGGCCCCTGGACCCAACACCCGAAGCGAATGCGCCAAATGCGGGCCCGAGCTTTCGCCTTGCGTGACGTGTTCCCTGATGTGTTGCGCGGCATGCCGGTCGCGGAAGAGTTGCAGGACATGCCGAAAGAGCGCGAGAACGGCCAGCCGCTCGCCAGCGTAGCCAAGATCGCGGCGCCGACGGAGCTTGAGGCGTATCCCGACGAGAAGCTGACAGAGAACCTGCCGAAATGGCGGAAGGCAATCGAAGGTGGCAAGTCGCCCGAACAAGTCATCGCCACTGTCAGCAGCAAATACACGCTGACCGCCGAACAGATTGACTCCATCAACCAGCTCAAGCCACTTGAAGGTGAAGCCGCATGAAAATTCACAACGTAGCTCAAGGCTCCGCCGAGTGGCTCGCCCTCCGCGCCCAGCACTTCACAGCCTCCGAAGCGCCAGCAATGATGGGCGCGTCGAAGTACCAAACCCGCACCGACCTGCTGACGCTGAAGAAGACCGGCATCACGCCGGACGTCACGCCATCTCAGCAGTTCATTTTCGACAAAGGCCACGCAACCGAAGCCATGGCTCGCCCGCTGGCCGAAGCACTGATCGGCGAAGAGCTGTATCCGATCGTTGCTACCGAGGGCAACCTGCTGGCCTCCATGGACGGCGCCACGATGCTCGGCGAGACACTGTTCGAGCACAAACTATGGAATGAGTCAGTCGTGGCCCAGGTGAAAGCGGGCGACCTGGCTCCGCACTACTACTGGCAGCTTGAGCAGCAACTGCTGGTGAGCGGCGCTGAGCGGGTCATATTTGTTTGCTCGGACGGCACGCCGGAGAACTTCGCGCACATGGAGTACCGGCCCGTCGCCGGGCGCGCGGCCCAGTTGATCGAAGGCTGGAAACAGTTCGAGGCAGACCTGGCCAAATTCGAAATGGCTGACGCTCCTTCAATCGTAGTCGGCAAGGCACCTGATGAGCTGCCAGCCCTACGCATCGAGCTGACCGGCATGGTTACCGCCAGTAACCTGAAGGTGTTTGAAGATTCGGCCCTGGCTGTCATCGACTCGGTGAAAACCACTCTTTCCACGGACCAGGACTTCGCCGACGCGAAGAAGGCGGTCAAGTGGTGCGGCGATGTCGAAGAGGCCGTGTCGATCGCCAAGAAACAGGCCCTGTCGCAGACCCAAAGCATCGACGAGCTGTTTTCGTCGCTGGATCGCATCAGCGCCCATGCCCGCGAGACTCGCCTGAAGGTCGACAAGCTGGTGAAGGCTCAAGAGCTGTTGGTGAAGACCACCATCAAGCAAAAGGCCGAACTGGCGCTTGCCGAACACGTCGCCGGGATCAATAGGACCTTGGGCCAGGTGGCGCTGCCTAATGTGCACGTCGACTTCGCCGGCGCCATGAAGAACAAGCGCACCATCGCCAGCCTTCAGGACGCAGTTGATACCGAACTGGCCCGGGCAAAAATTGACGCAAGTCAGGCAGCGGACAGCATTCGCTTAAACCTGAACAGTCTGGCGGAACTCGCTGTTGATCACGCCTTCTTGTTCAGTGATGTGCAGCAGCTGGTAACCAAGGCCAACGACGACCTGGTAACGCTGATCAAATTCCGGATATCCGAGCATCAGAAGGCGGAGCAGGAAAAGGCTGACGCGAAGCGCATCGCCGAAGAGCAGGAAGCCCAGCGCCTGGCGGCTATCAAGCCAGAACCGGTCGTGGAGAAAGTGGCGACACCAGAGCCTGTCCGCGCCGCGCCGGTCCAGACGGCGGCACAAGTCACCAAGGCCGCAAAGCCAGTGACTAGCCAGGCGGTCGAGCAGGTAGCGCTTCAGGCCAGCGTGACGGACTTCGAGGCACTGGTGAAGGCCGTAGCAAATGGTCAGGTGCCGATCACGCTGCTTTTGGTCAACTGGGAGGCTCTCGACGCAATGGTCGCGGCGCAGGGTTCAACCTTCAGCATGGCCGGGGTGACACTCGGCAAGGCGGCAGCATGATCAGCAACCTCCGCAACGAAGTGGAACGGCTGCGCCCGCTATCCAACGAATTGGCTGTCGCAGTCGAGCAGTTTAAGGCGGCTGGCGGGCAGATCGAAGAAGGACCGGCCAGCGGCTACATCCCCAAGCCGATCACCTACAGCAGCCAGATGCCGCCTGCGCCAAAGCCGTTTGTTCGGCGTCGAGTTGAGCCAATCGAGCCTCCCCCACCTACCAAGCTTGAGGCGCAGATCGAGGCGCGCAATCAGCGAGTAGCGCGCGTCATGGAGCTGGCACCCACCCACACGCAAAAGGAAGTCGCCATGGCAACAGGAATCGGCAGGCGAACCCTGCTGAGCATGTCCAAGGAATTCGATTTCAGCTTCAAGCGTGTAAACCAGACCCCCTACTCCAGCCCGGAACATAAGGCAGCAATTGCCAAGCACGAACTGATCCTGGTTGAACGTATCAAGGCCTACAAAGAGCTTGGTATCAGCCGGCGGCAGGTGTGCGAAAAGCTGCACATCACCAATAACACGCTGAAGCGCCTGCTCGACGAGCACGAGATTGATTACCCGTTATCGCGGGCCGGGGGCAATCGATGCGCCGCATAGCCCGCATCCAGCAACGCAAACGTCAAACCTGGCTCGCACTGCCGGCCAGCGGAATAGAAGAGGTAGGCCATGGCAGCAGTACCGCAGAAAGAACGCTCGGCCAAGTCTGCCAGGAAGCGTGTGGAACTTGCCGAAGAGGAATTGAGGCTCAGGGTTCGCCCTGGCACCCGACAGGCACTGGCCGACCTGATGCAGTGGTCAGGCATTTCTGAGCAGGGCGAGGCAATGACGCTGATGATTCATCACCTGCATGCAATGGGCGCTGCGAAATGCCAGCCTCTGCTGAATCCGCCGCGCCACGAAATCGAGATATCGCAAAACGTGGCGCGGGAATTTCGCAATAAAAGCCTTCTCGCGATACAGAAAGACCCGGGCGACGAAATCATCGAACCCGCATAACCCACCCTACTCGCTGCATCCGGTCACGCGGAGGGCGGCGCCTGACTGGAGATAATCCATGAACGCAGTAGCTGCCCCGGCATACGGGGAGATTGTTGATGATGTCGCTGAGTTCTTCGCGCCGATGTCTGGCGATGCAATTGACGGCCTGTTGGGTCGCTACGACTCAGCCCGGAGGAACATCGAAGCGCTTCATGATTTCGTGATAGCTGGCGGGAAAGCTGGTGCGCTGAACTACTTTCTCGAAGGCAATGGCGACAACGGGAGACACGGAACAATATCGGTAGAACGCTTATTCCAGCTTCCAGGCGCGATAGCATCGCTCAACTCGTCATATTGGGGCGAAGCCCTGGCGCTGACAGATGTTTACGACGCAATGCCTCAAAAGCGCCGCAACGAATGGAACGAGCAGATTCGCGAGCACAAAGCACCAGACTTTGAAGAAAGCACGGTGCGGGCAACACTGAGCGAATTGCTTGCAGCCCGCGCTAAGTTCTTCGCTGAGCGGGTAGACGGGATATTCCAGGCGCTTTCAGGCGAGCACGTAACGAACTCACCCTCGGCTTTCGGTAAGCGAATGATCGTCGCCCGTATGCTGACCTACTACGACACTGTGGACCACGACCGTGCGGGTTATCTGAATGACTTGCGTTGCATCATTGCAAAGTTCATGGGTCGAGAAGAGCCGGGCCACAACAGCACCGGCCCTCTTCTGGAGATCCTTCGCCGCAACACCGGCCAGTGGCATTCGGTAGATGGGCATGCGCTTAAGATCCGGCTTTACAAGAAGGGCACGGCGCACATCGAGATTCATCCGGACATGGCCTGGCGTCTTAATTCGGTGCTGGCCAGCATCTACCCTTCTGCAATTCCTGCCAGTTTCCGCACGAAGCCTGCGCGCCGAACCAAAGTATTTCAGATGGTTGGCCGCCCACTACCCTTCACGGTAGTCAACGCACTGGCGGGCATGAAGCCGCAACCTTGCAGGCCTGTTCAGGTGGACCGCTGGAGTCCACCGCGCGAGCCGCTTACAGATAACGTCAACGCCCTGCAGTTTGGAGTTGACCGACACAGCGCGATCACCCAGGCAGAAGCTGAGAAGGTTCTGGCTATGATCGGCGGAGTAAAGCGCACGGCCGGTGGGCACTCTTGGTTCGAGTTCGATTTCAACCCGCGCTCTGCTCTGGACGAAATCATCTCGAGCGGGTGCATTCCCGATCAGAAAGCTCACCAGTTCTACCCGACCCCTGAAAACGTTGCCGCAGCAGCCGTTGAAATGGCGCAGATCGAGCCCGAGCATAGCTGCCTTGAGCCTAGCGCCGGTATGGGTGGATTGGCCGACCTGATGCCAAAAGCGAAGACGGTTTGCATCGAAATCAGCGACCTTCACTGCGAAGTATTGAAAGCCAAGGGTTACTACGTCGAGTGCGCCGACTTTCTGAAATGGCAGATCACCGGCAAGTACGACCGCATCGTTATGAACCCGCCATACAGCGAAGGTCGCTGGCAGGCTCACATTGAGCGTGCAGCATCCATGCTCAAGCTCGGTGGGCGGTTAGTCGCAGTTTTGCCGGCTAGCGCGAAAGGTAAAGACGTGCTGCCAGGTCTGAAGCATGAGTGGTCACAGATCTACAACAACGAATTTGCCGGCACCAGCGTATCGGTTGTGATCCTCTCCGCCTCAGCCGCATAACTCCCACACTCCACCGCCCGGGCATGCCCGGCAAGGAAACAGCTGTGTCCGAAGTAAAGCGTTACCACGTAACCGAAACAGGGCTTGTAGAGGGTGAATCACTGGGGAGGCTCAGTGTTGTGCTGGCGGCTGACTTCGACCGCGTAACCGCCGAGCGTGACGCGGCGCTGGCTGAGCTTGGGCGCTATCAGTCACTTTTCAATCAGGCGCAGAAGGCAATCGACCGCCTGAACGAACTTCATCGTAAGCGCATGGCTGAAATTGGACGGCGCCTGACCGCAGCGGATGAGCGGGCGGATGTGCTGGATGGGTTGTTGCGTGAGGTCCAGAAGTCGGCGCGCAAGCAAGACTGGGCAAACGGCTATCCGACCCTGTTCGCAAGTGTCGACGCCGCACTCAAGCCAGCAGAGGGTGTTGGCGATGACACCACCCTTGAAGAAGATCGCGAGGACTTTAAAAAGGTATTCGTTCGAATCAATACCAAACAGGGCCAGAGCATCAGCTTGGCTGACATGATCGCCCGTTACGAGAAGAAGCCATGAAAGCCCAACTCCCCGCCTACTGCTGGTGCCTGCTGGCACTGGCACAACTGATTTGCTGAAACATCTGTAACCCCTCCCCCTTCAAAGTCAGCCGCTATAGCGGCAAGGAAAAGTGTTGCCGATGAATACGAAACTCAAAGCTGCATGGGCAGCCGCCCGGATAGCCGCCCGGCGCGATCTGGGGCTCTTCTTCGTGATGATGATCCTTGCGGTGGTAGCCCTAGTGATCGCGGTGCCGGTGATCCTGATGCTGGGGTTGATGCCTGAATGGGCTTGGCCAGTCGTTGGTGTCGGGCTCGTTATTTGGTTTGTTTTTGGCGACACCATCAGCGCGACTGTTCGGGCTTTCCGGAGCGAGAAGCCATGATCGCCACCCTCTGGTTCGCCTACCGGCCCACATTGAGGCTCAGGCGATCTTACTTATCTCACACTGAGCGTCACGCTTCGGATGCTTGGCTATGCAAAGAAGGTATGAGCGCCAAGCCTTGAATGCTAACTGCTGCCTATCAAAAGCTGCCTGCCATTGCTCACCGCCGACAAGCTCGATGGGAATGGACATCATTAGCTCAGTCGCAAGATCAAGCTCCTCGACGAGCGCGCGCCCATTAGGCATATCAAGAATTAGAGATCGCATAGCTGCCTATCTATTTTAGGTTATTGATCGACCTTCCAAAGCAGTAAAAGTTCTTGGAAGCCCAGCAAGGGGCGCGATCGAAATATGGTTTTGTGATCTAGAACCACTTTTCGCAGGCAAAACCCTACTCCCAATCCCCCTACATGCCTGCCGGTGAGCGGCGGGCGAGGTATTCCTATGTCAGCAGTTCAGCGATTCCACGAAGCAGCCAACGACGCCCTGGTCAAACTCAGCGAGTACTGCCTGCCAGGCGCGAAGCTTGCCCTGGTCATTGTCACCCCGGGCGAGCCGGAGCGAGACATCATCCTGGAAGACCAGGGCCTGGATAGAAACGAAGTGGTCAGCGCGCTGCGCCGGCGCGGCCTGAGCATCGACGGCGACAACGCCTACAAGCGCGACCTGTGCGACACGATTGTAGGGGCACTGGCTTTGGGTGCCCAGAACTCCAGCCCGCCGCCGGTGGATCACTGGGCGCAGCAGTTCTGGCAGATAGGCAGAGAGGAGCGTGCCGGGTGCGAAGAGTTGGTCGCGGCACTGACCCTTGCAGTCGAGCGCTGGACCCTGCTGGCAAACGAGTTCAAGCACACCACCCCGGAGCATGAGCGAGAACTCGCCGTGATCTCGCAAGCCAGGGACGCCATCTCCAAGGCCACCCGCTAACCCACCTTCTGCTGCCCAGCGCGGCAAGGAGCATCACCATGGCGACAGCCGAGAAGCTGGGCGATGAGTCCGGCCATGACAAGGTCACCGAAAAGCGGATGGCCGAACTGCTGGGCACCACGCCGAAAGCCCTGCAGCGCAAACGAGAACGTAACATCATCCCAGCCGGCGTCTGGTCGAAAATCGACGGGCGAATCATGTACAGCAAATGGAGGTATGACGAATGGCTAGAGAGCCAATGGAGCTGCCCACCGGAGTTGAGCTTGTCGGGAAGTCGATCAGGATCAGGTTCTCCTGGAACAAGAAGCGGCACTGCGAAACGCTCACTCTCCCGCAAACCGCTCGGGGAATCGCAGCAGCCGAGGCTTTACGTTCTCAAGTAATACAGCTGGCCAAGCTGGGCGCGCTTACACCGGAGAAATACAGGGAGTTGTTCCCTAATAGTCGGAGCGACTCCACTGGGCAAATGCCCATATTTTTCGATTACGCCCAGGACTGGCTGAACAGCCTCCAGATCGAAGACAGCACGCGCAAGAACTACAGAAGCACCATGCAAAACTACTGGGTACCGCACCTGGCCACGTACCCGCTCGACAAGATCACGCCGGTGCTCATGCGGAAAATCGTCAATGGTATTACGTGGACTTCGCCAATCCGCAGGAAGGGCGCCATACGGCTGGTGACCGGCCTGCTGACCCAGGCCGTGAATGATGAGTTGATTCTGAGGAACCCGGCCAACTCGATCCCGCCGACGCGTGTCACCAAGCGCGAGATCGACCCGTTCAGTCGCGAAGAGGCTGACGAATTGATCGAGAAGCTGTACGAAGTGACGAGCGGCTTGCAGGCTATTTACGCGTGTTTTTTTGAGTTTTCTTTCTATACAGGAATGCGTCCAGGCGAGGCGATGGCCCTGCGCTGGAGCGAGGTTGATACGCGCTCTCGGCGCGCCAAGGTGTGCCGTATCAGGCTGTACGGCAAGATCAAGGAGAGGACCAAAACGAAGGTCTCGCGGGAAGTTTTATTGAACGATCGAGCCTTGCAGGCACTCGAAAAAGCCAGACTACTTACGGCGGCGCGCTCTGATTACGTTTTCGCGCCGGAAGGCTCGGGTGAAAGATCAGAGCTGTACATCCGATCCGAAACTGGGGCTAAGCGTTATTGGTTGTCAGCCCTGCGCAAGAGCGGAATACGGTATCGCCGGATGTACGACACCAGGCACACCTACGCAACAATGTGCCTGATGTCCGGAATGAATCCCGCATTCATCGCTGCGCAACTTGGACACAGCGTCCAGGTACTGCTTTCGACCTATGCCAAGTGGATCAGCTCTTCGAGCGATTTCGCGGAGCTTGAAAAGCTGGATTTACCGAAAAACGGTACAAAATTGGTACTTGAATCACGGTAGATACGCCTAGGCCCAGCAAATACAAGGCCCAATGGAATATGTGCGGATTAGCTGGAGAGTTACGTTTTGATCAACAACCTGCCGACCTGGCAGCCATCGAACGCATCACCCACCACCTTGCACCCCGTGGTCCCGATGCCTGGGGATTTCACAGTCAAGGGCCGATAGCCCTCGGTCATCGCCGCCTGAAAATCATGGACCTGTCCGATGGTTCTGCGCAGCCCATGATCGACAGCCAATTGGGCCTTTCCCTGGCGTTCAACGGGGCGATCTACAACTTCCCTGAACTCCGCGCCGAACTGGAAGCCTTGGGGTATGCCTTTTATTCCGGGGGCGACACCGAAGTGCTGCTCAAGGGGTATCACGCGTGGGGCGAGGCGTTGCTGCCCAAGCTCAATGGCATGTTTGCCTTTGCCATTTGGGAGCGGGACGCCAAGCGCCTGTTCATTGCCCGCGACCGTTTGGGCGTCAAGCCGCTGTACCTGTCGCGCACCGGCGAACGGTTGCGCTTCGCCTCAACCCTGCCAGCCCTGCTCAAGGGTGGCGATATCAGCCCGATGCTCGACCCGGTTGCGCTTAACCATTACCTGAATTTTCATGCGGTGGTGCCGGCCCCGCGCACGCTGGTTGCGGGTATTGAAAAGCTGCCGCCTGCGACGTGGCTACGCATCGATGCCCAAGGCAATACGGAGCAGAAAACCTGGTGGACCTTGCCCTATGGCCCCCACGCCGACGAGGCTCACTTCACACTCGAAGACTGGCGCGACCGCGTACTCGACAGCACCCGTGAAGCCGTGGCCATTCGTCAACGCGCGGCGGTGGATGTCGGCGTGCTGCTCTCCGGCGGTGTGGACTCCAGCTTGTTGGTAGGGTTACTGCGCGAGGTTGGCGTACAAGACTTGTCGACCTTTTCCATCGGTTTTGAGGACGCAGGCGGTGAACGGGGTGATGAATTCCAGTATTCAGACCTGATTGCCAAGCATTACGGCACCCGTCATCACCAGCTGCGCATTGGCGAACACGAAATCATCGAGCAATTGCCTGCGGCTTTCCGCGCCATGAGCGAGCCGATGGTCAGCCATGACTGCATCGCCTTTTACCTGCTGTCGCGCGAAGTCGCCAAGCATTGCAAAGTGGTGCAGAGCGGTCAGGGCGCCGATGAGCTTTTCGCCGGTTATCACTGGTATCCGCAGGTCGATGGCGCCAGCGATCCGTATACGGCCTATCGCGAGGCGTTCTTTGATCGCAGCTACGACGAATACAAAGCCACCGTGCAGCCACAATGGCTCACGGCCAATGACGCTGCCGGGGACTTTGTGCGCGAGCACTTCGCCCAGCCGGGTGCCGACGCAGGCGTGGACAAGGCGCTGCGCCTGGACAGCACGGTGATGCTGGTGGATGACCCGGTCAAACGGGTCGACAACATGACCATGGCCTGGGGCCTTGAGGCACGTACGCCGTTTCTTGACTACCGCCTGGCCGAACTCTCGGCGCGTATCCCGGCACGTTTCAAGCTGCCCGATGGCGGCAAGCAGGTGCTTAAAGAAGCCGCCCGGCGGGTGATCCCCAGCGAGGTGATCGACCGTAAAAAAGGGTACTTCCCGGTCCCCGGTCTGAAACATTTACAGGGCGACACCCTGAACTGGGTGCGTGACTTGCTGCTCGATCCGAGCCAAGACCGCGGCCTGTTCCAGCCCGCGATGCTGGACCGCTTGCTGACCCACCCGCAAAGCCAGTTAACGCCGCTCAATGGCTCCAAACTGTGGCAACTGGCAGCCCTGAACCTGTGGCTGAGCGAACAAGGAATCTGA